AAAGACTATGAATTGACTGACGAGAAAATCAGACAAGAGATTGAATTGCTCAAAATCAAGATTGAGAGAAATCAAGACTCTAAATCCGATACTACTCTCATGGAAGCTCTCTTAAATGCGGTAAAAGGTGGTGATGAGGTTGAAGATTGATTTTTCAAACAAACAACTCAACATCATTCGTAGACCGTTCAACTATGAGCTTGAGGTCAACGAGGGCACGCCTCGAAGCGGCAAGACAACCGCTGGTCATTTCAGATATGCAAGATATTTGATTGAGTCGCCAGACGAAAACCATTTGATAGCTGCATACAATCAAGAGCAAGCCTACCGTCTATTTATTGACGGTGACGGCACAGGTCTAATGCACATCTTCGATGGCAATTGTAAAATCAAGCATGATGAACACGGAGACCACCTCTTAATTGATACACCAAGCGGTACTAAACGGGTTTACTATAAAGGGGGCGGTAAAGCGAATAGTGTGGGTGCTATCACTGGTATGTCTTTAGGCTCAGTGGTCTTTTGTGAAATCAACCTACTGAATATGGATTTTATTCAGGAAGCATTCAGACGGACGTGGGCTGCTAAACTACGCTATCATCTAGCTGACCTGAACCCTCCAGCTCCACAACATCCAGTCATTAAGGATGTATTTGACGTTCAAAACACACGCTGGACGCATTGGACCATGGACGACAATCCGATTCTGTCTGAAGAGCGTAAGCAATCTATTATTCAATCGCTTAAGAAAAATCCTTATCTCTACAAGAGAGACGTACTTGGTCAGAGGGTGATGCCTCAGGGCGTTATTTACGGCCTATTTGACCTTGAAAAGAACATCAAGGATAACTTGGTCGGCGAACCTATAGAAATGTATTTCAATGGTGATGGTGGACAATCTGACGCCACCTCAATGTCTTGTAACATCGTTACTAAGCATAGAGAGAACAACAAGACTTTCTTTAGGCTCAATCGTGTAGCTCACTACTACCATAGTGGTGCCGAGACTGGCCAAGTTAAGGCTATGTCTACCTATGCAGTCGAGCTTCGAGCGTTCATTCAGTGGTGTGTTAGCAAGTATCAAATGCGCTATACCGATGTCTGGATTGACCCAGCGTGTAGATCCTTACGAGAGGAATTGCACAAGCTAGGGATTCAGACAAGAGGGGCTTTGAACAACGCCCATGATGTTAGCAGCAAGGCGAAGGGTATCGAGGTAGGGATTGAACGTGGCCAGAACATTATATCTTCAGGTCAGTTCTTGCTTATCAATCACTCTGAGGAAGAGTACGACCATTACTATTTCTTGAAAGAGATTGGCCTTTACAGCCGGGATGATAACGGACGGCCAATTGACAAAGATAACCACGCAATGGACGAATTCAGATATAGTGTGAACGTATTCTATAAGCGTTACGCTAATTTTTAGCAATAAGGAGCCGATAAATGGGCATTATTCAATTTGTCAAAAATCTATTGAAGAGAGGACAGTACGCAATGACTACAGAAAGTCTAGCAAGTATCACAGACCATCCTAAAATCGCAGTGACAAGCGCAGAGTATCATCGGATCAACGAGAACCTAAGATACTATCAGAGCAACATCGAGAAGATAACATACACGAATTCGGACGGTATCAAGAAACAAAGAGAAGCGACTCATTTGCCAATCGCTCGGACCGCTGCCAAAAAGATTGCCAGTCTGGTCTTTAACGAGCAGGCTTCGATTAAATTGGACGATAAAGAAGCAAATACATTCATTCAAGAAACATTGAAGAATGACCGCTTCAATAAGAATTTTGAACGCTATCTTGAGAGTTGTTTAGCCCTGGGCGGTCTTGCTATGAGGCCTTATGTGGATAATGGACGAGTGAGAGTGTCATTCGTTCAAGCGCCTGTCTTTTTGCCGTTGCAAAGCAACACGCAAGACATTTCAAGCGCTGCTATTGTCACTAAAACGATTAAGGCTTCAGGTCAGAAGAATATCTACTACACGTTGATTGAGTTCCACGAGTGGTCAAGCGACGGAAAGTACATCATTTCTAACGAGTTATACAGGTCTGAGAACTCTGAACAAGTAGGTGGACGTGTGCCTCTAGCTGAAGTCTACGAGGATCTAGAAGAACAAGTTGAACTAAACGGTCTAACAAGACCGCTTTTTTCTTATCTCAAACCTCCAGGGATGAATAACAAAGACATCAATTCACCTCTAGGCTTGTCTATCTTCGACAATGCCAAGAGCACGATTGATTTCATTAATACGACCTATGACGAGTTCAAGTGGGAAGTTAAGATGGGCCAACGCAGAGTGGCAGTTCCTGAGAACCTTACAGAAACTCGAATGGTCAACATTGACGGAGACGCCCAGCTTGTCAAGCGGTTTGATACAGAGCAGAATGTCTACTTGCGCTTATCTACTAGCGACATGGATGGTGGAAGCATCACAGACTTGACTACTGCAATCAGAGCAGATGATTACATCAAGACCATTAACGAAGGCTTGAGTCTATTTGAGATGCTTCTAGGTGTATCCGCTGGGATGTTTACATTTGACGGTCAGAGCTTGAAGACTGCGACCGAGGTCGTTTCTGAAAACTCTGATACTTACCAAATGAGAAACAGTATTGTCAGCTTGGTCGAGCAATCCTTGAAAGAGTTGATTATTTCAATCTGCGAGCTTGGTAGCCTTTATGGATTGTATAGCGGTCCAATTCCTCAAATGGAGAAGATTGCAATCAATCTCGACGATGGAGTCTTTACTGACAAGAACAATGAGCTTGATTATTGGACTAAGGCTTTGGCCAGTGGCATTGTCAGCAAGGCTCACGCTATCCAGAAGGCTTTCAATATGTCAGAGACCGATGCTAAGAATATGATTAAAGCAATCAATCAGGAAACGATGGACACGGCTAACAGTCAGCGAACACAAGAGGATATTGATATCTATGGAGAATGATTAAATGAACCTAATTCAACATCTAAGGTCGTTTATAGGACTTGAAAGCCCCTCACTAGGACGGAGAATACTAGCAAAAAAAATGGTAGAAGGAATAGAAGAGGCTATCCATGGTAAAAAAGAAGAGACCACCAATCCAGTTCAATGACGAGCAACTGCTGCTTCAAGCAAGCAATGTCGCAGACATCTATCATCAGTTAGCCTTGGACTTATTTGATAATGTGGTCGAACGTGTGACTGAACGTGGCACGGTCTATCTTGATAAGCAACCGTACATCTGGCAACTCGAGAAGATGCAACAGATGCATATGCTGAACGAGGAGAACTTGAAGCTAATCTCTAAATACTCTGGAGTCGCTGAAGAGCAATTACGTCACATTGTCGAGAATGAAGGCCTGAAGCTCTACACAGACACGAAGCAACAGCTTTTAGAAGATTTAGGCCATAGATCCGCAGGAAATAGCAATCATATTCAAGAAATCCTTGCAGACTATGCAAGTCAAGCCGTCGGAGATATCCATAACCTAATCAATACGACGCTTCCTAAAGCCGTTATTGGGGCTTATCAAGGTATTGTGGAGCAATCTGTCGCTAGAGTAGTCACAGGCTTGTCAACGGCTGATAAGGCTATCTCTGACACGGTCATGAAGTGGCAAGAGAAAGGGTTTCAAGGTTTCAAGGACAGCGCTGGGCGTAACTGGAAAATTGACAATTATGCTCGGACAGTTATCAAGACGACAACCTATCGAACTTATCGAGAAATGCGAACGAGACCGGCTGAAGAGCTGGGCATTGATACCTTTTATTTTTCAAAAAAGGCGTCAGCTCGCAAGTCGTGCGCCCCTTTGCAGCATGAGATAGTAACGACTGGCCGGGCTAGAGTTGAACACGGCGAGAAGATTTTAGCTTTGTCAGATTATGGTTACGGTCGGCCTGAAGGGTGCCTTGGTATTAACTGCGGTCACATGCTGACACCGTTCATTCCTGGAGCTAATTATAAGCCTGATTTGGGAGATGACGTCGACTCGGTTAGTCCAGAGCAAGCAGAAGAAAATGCCAACGCAGAGGCTAAGCAGAGAGCTCTAGAACGGTCTATCAGGGCTAACAAGGAAAAGCTCCACGTCGCTGAGAAATTGGGCGATGATGACCTGATAAACAAGTACAAGAGCAAGATAGGCACTCAGAACGCTGCTTTGAAGGATTACATCGATAAGCACCCCTTCCTGAAACGTAATGAGGCAAGAGAAAAACTCTTCAAGAAAAACGAAAAACCAGCAAGCGTTGAACCTGCTGGCAATAAGTCTTACGTTTCTGTAAAAGAGAAATGGCTATCAAATGTAGATCCTAGCAAAGCTAAGGTCTCAGAAATGAATTTCTGGGAACATAACGGCCAGAAATATCAAGTTGATGGAAGACATGTAGTACTAGATTATTCTCGAAAAGAGAAAGAAGTAGGAGAATGGTTATCTAAAACGTTTGGGAAACATGTTCAAATGGCGCCAAGAGTTAATTATCCAAAAGATATCCCTACTCCTGACTATTTGATTGATGGTATGAAATTTGATTTAAAAGAGATTTCTGGAAGCGGGAAGAATGTTTTTGATAATGCATCGAAAAAAGCGAAGGAACAAGCTGAAAATATTGTGTTTGATATCACTAATACTCCGCTAGCTGAACAAGAAA